TGATGAAATTTTGACAAAAATGTTCAAACATGGTTTTCTCGCTCCAGGAGCTAGGTAGAGGGTACAAGGCACCCAACTACGCTATGCGGCATATCAGAAATTCCAATCTGGCCCATGGCCGAAAGGGGAAAGCAGACTCTCCTAGCTGACAAGTGTTTCCTAATCGGAACAGCCTGTTGCGGGAGCACCACAACCTGGGCAAGAAATTACTCAGGTTGGGGGGTTCAGATAAATGTTTATCTTTAATGAACCAAATCTTTGCTATACAGAAATCGAAGATCCAAAAATCAGATCCAGAATTCTGTATAGAGTGATTTAAGTCTACTTGAGTAGTCTTCCGAAAGTTTTCACTTGAGGGGACTATCGTGAGACCTAAGGCAGGGACTTTCTGGAGTAAAACCAGTAAGTCTGGTCTGCCAAGGATCTTGCTCTCAGTGGTAAGGTCATGGAAAACCTTATCATACTGGGACAAGATCCTTATCACTACTTTCCTTCGGCTGCATAAGAGACTCTCCTTTCCTGTCAAGACAGATTTTAGGACTATTACTAGACCTCAGTCTGATCAGGAAAAGGAGTTTACAGAACGCTTTAACAAAGCAGTTCCGCGTCTTATGCATGGGACGGGATTACGATCAGTTAAGAACTCCAAGATTCCTCCTTTCTTTGGATCCAGGTATTATATCCATCCCCATAGTATGGGGAGTCAATGGATAGTGTCTGGTCCTCATGGGATGAGAATCTTGGCTATCCTGGCTGACACTATCGCAATTGTCCATTATCCGGAACTAGTTGCAAAACTAGACCGGATTAGTACCCTGATTGCACTTCACCCGAAGTGCTCTCAGCAGGGGGATTGAACCCTTCTGTACCATACAAGAGTGCTTAATCAACACAACTTTATGGAGGTATTGGACAAGGTACTTGCTTCCCTACCTCGGTTAAAGAAGTGAGGCTATCCTACCCTAGGGCGGATTGCCTACTTCGATGACCTTGGTGGCAAGAAGCGGTACATTGCCTTGGGCAATTGGATAGTGCAGGGCATGTTAAAGCCACTACATAGTCTACTGATGGGTTATCTCCGAGGTTTACCTCAGGATTGTACCTATAATCAGGACTATGTCTTTCAGTGATATAAAGATCAACGGAAAAAGGGTAATCCCTTATATTCCTTAGATCTTAGTTCTGCAACTGAGCGCCTACCCCTCTCTACCCAGGTTGCGATCCTTGGATGACTCCTTGGATCTGTCAACGTGGCCCGAGACTGAGGATCTGTCATGTCAGAGTTTAGTTTCAACACACGGCTTCCTTCCGGAAAAAGTGTGAAGTTGCAATACTCTGTAGGACAGGGTATAGGACTGTATAGCTCTTGAGCCATACTGGCCATTACCAATCACTGTTTAGTACGTATTTCCGGGGTTTTGGTTGGAAAACGTAACTTCCAGGATTACCTAGTCTTGGGTGATGATGTTGTCATCGGTAGAGAGGAGGTAGCTCTGAAG